GTGCCATACCTGATGCCAATGCCATGGCGGCGTAGATAGCTGAAGTAAAGGGACCCAGAGGGCCGCCTGCCATCCAACCACCTGATAACGCCGCACTTACACCCTTGAATGTGTCAATCAATGCCTGTGCTATGGCTAATTTCTTGTAGGCTTCAAACGCTGACTTACTGGTTTTACCAAATTCACCTAATACGGTGGTTGCTACATTTAATGCACCTCTAGCCTGCCCTATTTGTGTTTGCCCCATAGAATCTATAGCCCTACCAACAGCTACCTGTCCTTCTATGATACCTTGATTAGTGATACCACTTGCCATCAATTGGGCACGACGGACTTGTTCTTGTATGGCTATAATCCTTTGTGCTCTATCTTGTTGTATCAATACTTCTTTATTAGCCGCTTCTATTTGCAAGAGTTGATTTTGTGTTCGCATCTCTGCGGCTTTTTTGTAGGCATCCATATTAATTTGCAATGTAACTTGAGAATATCTTTCTTCTAAGTCTGCCATCCTATCTTTATGTGCTTGAGCTTCCATCTCTAATAGAGATGCATTATTCTTAAACTCATCTGTGTTTAAGATATCAAGTTTCATCTGATAGTCTTTTTCAAATTCTGCTACTGTCTTTTTATATGCTACACCTAACCCTATTAAATCTTTAGTTAAGTTAGTAATTTGTATATCACCCTTACCTAATGCATTAGCCAGCTGATCGTAGGCTTTAGTGTCAATTGCTGGAGCATCTATAGTGTTTAGCCCATACTGCGTCATTAGGTTAAGTAGTTTTGTCCTAGATTGAACTTCTTTTTCTGCGTAAATAAGTCCTAACTCATTACGCCTAATTTTATTTTCTTCTTCAGTGGCTAATTCTTGTCCTAGTTTTGCAAGATCTTGTTTAACTTTTAATACCGCTTGATTAATACGTGCATCTGCTAGAGTGCTTGCACCAATGCTGGCTTCTAAATTAGCTCTAGCGTTAAGTTGATCTCTAATAGCACCCTGCACCACTGCTTCAGCTTTGGCTAGTTCTACTCGTTTAATTGCATTGGTTAATTTCTTTTCTTCTAGTGGTGTCATTGCCAAATCAACTTTGGCATATTTGGCTTTTTCTTCGCCTATGATTTTTTCTAAGTTAGCCTGGGCACCTTTGCCTTGACTTGTTAGTTTGATAGCATTAGCTTCAGCTTCATATTTGGCTATGGTTTCAGTCAGATTGTTTTTTATCTTCTGCTGTTCTTCATTGATTGTTTTGGTGATAGCGTGGCTAGCTTTAAGATTTTGATTGCGTGTTTCTAAAGACTTGTTTATTTCAGCAGTGCCTTTTGCATAGATGCTCTGTGTGTCATTTAAGTCTTCACTGCTACCAACCAAATCTACACCAATCTTATCAGCTAATAATGCCACACCAGCTGTTAATAGTCCAATTGGAGTTCTTGATAAGAATAAGCTGAAAGAACGGGCGGCTATTGCGGCACGTGCCATATTCACAGCCACGGCGGCTGTGCCAATCACTAATCTCGTGGTAATGATTGTTGCCATAATAGCTATGACATTGGCTATGGTGTGTGCTACTTCTTTTATGCGTTTGAATATAGCTTCCCATCCACCTGCTTCTCTGATTGCGTCTTTTAGATTGACGACGAAGCCAACTATGTATGGTGCTAGCTCTGCTACTGCTTTCTTGATACCAGCGTCCCACATTATGCCTAACTGTTCTATAGCATCGCCAGCTTCATCTAGGGCCACCAATTCGCCTTCACTGACTCCAAGGCCTAATTCTGTAATTTCGCGGACTTTTTCTAATTCATTGGCTAGTTGTAGAACAGCAGGACCCTGTTTGCCCAACAGTTCCATACTCATTGCTGTTCTTTGTGCGGGATTTTCTATCTTAGATAGTGTTTCAGCTATCCTGGTAAATTGTTCGTCAGGTTTGAGACGAGCTAATTCACTGATAGGCAAGCCAAGATTTTTTAATGCCACAGCCGCTGGGGCAGTGCTCTTTTGGATACCTTCACCAATGCTGCGATTTAATCTCTGTATGGTTACATTAAGGGTGCCAGTATCAACACCTGCTAGTTTGGCGGCTTGTTGTAGTTTATTAAGATTGGCGGCACTGACACCTAGTCTGTTGCTGGCATCAACTAATTCTCCAGCACCGTCTAATGTTTGTTTGATTGTAAAAGCTATACCAGCAGCCGCGGCAGTAAGCCCAGCGAAGAATTTAGCGGCAGTGGCTGTGCTCTTACCAAGGCTGTCTAAACTGGCATCTAGATTTTTTAATGCCCCCTGGGCTTGACTGGTGTCAGCGGTTATCTTTATCTGTGCGTCTGCCACGATTATCTCCGTTTATTGGATTCCTTCTTCATCTCTTTAGCTTCCCATGTATAGAAAGCCGCCCAGACTTGGAACTCATCAACTGTCATATCAAATACCTGTTCTAATGTTAAACCCAGATCCTTGCCAAGACGGCAAGCGAACATTAAGTCTGGATCCTTTACTAGTTTTTTTCTACTTCATCCTGTGTAGGCACTTCAGCAGCTGAGTTCATGTCACCTACTACACGTATCAATACGTTTGGATCCACTTCATTCATAAACACCACCTTGTCTGCAACCTGGAACATTTTAGTCCCATCTTCATTGCGTGCTTTGGTGATTAGTGTTTCTACTAGTGCTTCTACTGTCTTACCTTGTGTAGCCAGTTCAACTAATTTACTCTGTTCTTTTAGTGTGATAACATCTTTGTAATAGATTTTAGTTTCCCATTCAGGAACTTCTATTGATTTAAGATTACTACCCAATTTTGCTCTAAAGTGTTTTGTTGCATTTTCTAAGACTGTCATTTGTATTTTCCTTTGATTGAATTTAATGCAGGGCCAATTATGCCTCTGCCTTTGTTTGCTGGACGCATTTTACTCGTGCCTGATTCTAAATAGCCTGAGTACGGAACTTTATTCTCAATAACAAAGTCCTTGTCCCCAACTTGCTTTGTCCAACCCGCTTGAGCACGCCCAGTGCGGACTGGTGTCTTCTGTTGTAATTCGCGTTGTAAGTCAGTAGCCAAAGCACTAACAAGTTGCTTGTAGCTACCGCTTACTTCGCTCTTTACTTTACCAATACCTGTAACCTTGATGGTTAGCATGATTGATTATACACTACCTACAGTGCTAACTGCTAAATCGCCACTGCCTTGGAATGAAATAGTAGCTTCTACTAATCCATCCATGCTTGATGATACACTAAATCCAGTGATGATACCATCACCGTAATAAACTTTATCGTTAGTTGCATCTTGTTGCACGTATAGTTTGATTGCGATTGGTGTAGCACCTACTGTGACTGTGCTGGAGCAAATATTTAGATTTGCCGCTTCACTTGTGTCCCAATAGATATCTGCGGATCCACTCCATGAGCTCATACCGCGGACATAAGTTCTTGTGTCATCACCCATCACGCTGGTTTCAATAGTATCACTGGTAACATCAACTGAGAAGTTACGTGTGCATACTACTGCATTACCTGCGGCTGGATTTAATCCAGCGATTACCACCTGTCCATCATTACCTGTTAATGTTGCCATGATTTATATCTCCTTAACTTGCTGCGAATGTTAAATCGCCACTGCCTTGGAATGATATAGTTCCTTCAACCATACCGTCCATTGAGCTTGATACACTGAAACCTGTAACGATGATTTCACCTGAATATTTGTTAGCACTACCATTGAGATATACTTCAATTGATAAAGGGCTATCGCCTACTGCCGCTGTACTGCTACAACCATTTAATGATGCTACTACATTAGCACCGCCTGTTAGGTGTTTGGTATCCACATAGATATCTGCAGATCCACTCCATGAGCTCATACCACGGAGATAAGTTCTCGTGTCATCACCCATTACACTTGTTTCAATAGTGTCACTGGTAACATCAATTGAGAAGTTACGAACACCTGCGATTGTTTCTAAACTACCACCTGCTATTGCGTTATCAATTTTGACAACGCCGTCATTACCTGTCAATACTGCCATCTTCATTCTCCTTGTCGTTAGCGTCGCCAATAATTGGATTTACGATAGTCTTGGCTTCTATCGTTGGTTGGAGAATTGTGGGTTCTTCTACCAAAATTGTTTTGCCTTTGGGTGCTGATTGGTGATTTTGTTTCCAACCTGCGGCAATATATCTGTCTAAATCAGATGGATTAATATTTCTACTAATATCACCTTTATATACCTGTGTCATTATAGTTGTCCTCTTGTGAATACATATCTTACATTAACTGTTAGGACTACTTCACCTAAGGGTGGTAGTCTATCTATGACTTCAATGCTGGCAACCTGTGTGTCTTGGACTACACTGCTAGCCTGCCCGCGATTCCTGTCAGCATCTAATGCTTCTTCAATCGCTTCTACTAAGTCATTTCTTTTCTTATCTATTTCATTACCACGGACGAAAGCTCTGATAGTATAGACTATGGTGCCTTGACGTATGCCTAGACGCATGGTTTCTGTAGTGCGTTCTTCATTGGTTGAGTTGATTAACACTGCTGGGAATTGTGTGATAGCCAACTTCTCAACATCAAAGGGCTCACGTGTAACCAACACTGGTTGTAAGTCTGGGATATTCTGTAAGGTTGTTACGATATCATTGACTATGTCTTCTCTTATGCTCATTATGCTCTTAACCTTAAGAAATCACCTGGTGGTGCTACCACTGTTGTTGGTAGTGTATCGTCAGCATCGTATGTGATGCCAAATGTTAATAGTCTATTATAGGTTTCTTCCCATAGTAGATGGTAAGTGTATATCTTTCTTTTAATTGGGGTAGTTTGTTCAAGTTTAGGTAAGATTAGATAAGCTAATGCGTAGTATATGACGGGATTTCGCCATTCATCTACGTCTAATAGATTTGCTTCTAATGCACCGTGCTGTTTGTCTGCATGCTTCCTTACGTAGTTACCATACCAATCTTGATTTAATAGTCTTAGGATCTTGGATTCTGCACGCTGTAGTTCAATATCTACAGAGGGCAAGTCAGAGTATGTGGATAAGTCCTCTACACTGTAGAGTTCTTGGGTGGTTGCGAATGTCATTTATGTGTCCTTCACATATCTGATTAGGGTCCTACCACTAATCATACTACTATTTATATCTTGTGTATCTTGGTAGTATACTACTATCTTACCATTCTCAATGGATGCACACTGCGTGTTTCTTCTGCGGCTGTGGTTCCATCATCGTTGGCATCGTATTTTACACCTTCACGTAGGCATAATTCCATCTCGTGTTCAAATCTACCTTGATAGTAGTTCATACGCACTTGGAAGTTATCTTCTGCACCTTGGTTTTCAAACTTAGTTAGTTTTGGGCAGATATGATAGGCTAGGGCGTGATAAACGGTTGCCATAGTCCATTGGCTTGGTGTTAATAGTGTAGAGTCAAACTCTTTGATATTTGCCTGTGTCTTTAGCCAGGTTTGGAACCAACGCACCTTAAGGACACGGTTGATTTCTGCTTCACTGCGAGCTAGTTCTACATCAAAGTCAATAACCCCATATTCAGTGATTGTGGGTTCAACTTGTATTAAGTCTTCTGTGGTAGCGTATGCCATATTGGGTAATCCTCGTATATCGTATTTATAATAAAGAAAAGGAGCACGAATGCTCCTTTCCCAGTGCTTAGTCTATAACTTTAGATTTTC